ATTTGCTGCTGTTACTGTACTTGCCATATTATTTTTTTGTTTTTGTAAATTTATAAATTGAAAAACCTATAGCTATTAACAAAGATATTGTAGTTAAAACTTCGTTAAATGAAGCTAAAGAAATCCCTATTGCTCCTGCATTAGCAATACCTACTTGTACTGAATCTTCAATTGTATCTCTCATTTCTTCTTTATCATTAATTATCATATCCCACTTCTATTGCTACTTTGAAAAATGCTGTTGCTGCTGTTGATGTTTTAACCATTGCAAACAATAAATCTCCTCTACTCAAAGTTGTTTCTGGAGTCAGATTAGTTACCCTTATTACTTTGTCAAGACTTGCTAAACCAGTAAATGTTATTTCATTTAAAAGAACAGGAGTTATAGCATCAGGAGCTGATGTTGCAGATAATGTAAGTTTACATATAGCTACAGTAACTACAGAAGTAGTAGTAGAATTACCTGCTAAAAAAATCTGTCTTAAAGTGCAAGGTTGTGTTACCATTAAAGAATTTACTTTAAAAAAATCTCCACCATCTATAGTAGCATCTCCTACTGTTGCTGCACCATAACCTTGATTGTATTCATTAGGAGATTGACCATCAGTCATATTAGCTCCATAATAGTAATTAGAATTAGCTGAAGTTACATATCCTTGAATGTTAAAAAGAGATTGTTTTAATTCGTTTTTCTCTATCCACTCTAAACTACCATCTGTATTGCCTGTACCTGTACCAATACTTTTACTACAAACAGTATCATTGTTGGCAGACTCAAATCCTTTTGGATTGTGTCTGTTTACATCAGTTAAATTTTTATGTTCGTTAGCTGCCATTTATATATTTTTTACCAATTAGAAGGTGGACAATAATCTCTCCAACTTGAATAGTTATTATATCTAGTGTGTATGCTATCATACATTATAATACCATGATTTTTATAAGCATAACCTCTTGCAGGTTTGTTACTTACATAAGTAGGATATAATGCAGCACTATCTGAATCATTTAAAAACTCTAACATATCTTGTAAATAAATCTCAGATTTTCTATAAGTATCTTGTTTGTAAGCATTTAACTCTGAAGGGTCTACTATAGTGGCAAACTCATCTATGTTATGTACAATACCCATACTACTACTATTGCTCTGAACCTCATTAATAACTTCAAACCTTGTAAACCAAGACAAGCATCTTACTAAAAAATCATCTACTAATGCCTGATTAGCAACAGTTAAATCATCAGTATTGTTTTGCAGTTTTAATTCTTCATAAAACTTTTTACCTAAAGCAGACTTTATATGTGCTAACTCTGCAAGTAATATTGTGTTACTAGAAATTAAAGCAGGATCAGTATTAAAATTAGTAAAGCTATTACTAATAACTTGACCTGCTGTTACTAAGGTTTTATATTGATTTACGTTTGCCATTATGATTCTTGATTTTGAGATTCAACTTCAGTTACTTGTAATTCACTTTCGCTATCTCCTTGACCATCACCATCATCATCTCTAGTTACAATAATCTGCTCTCTATCTGTCAAGAACATATTACCCTCTTCAAGCATAGGGAAGTCTTCATCAAGCATTTTTCTTTGCTCATTAATAGTAAGGATTTTAGTAGGGTCAAGCTGTGTAGCAAAAGAAATAGGTGGCTCATATTGAATTAATAATTCTTCTCCTAAAAACCCCATCTCTCTATATAAAACATCTTTAATACCTTCTAATAATAAATCAGATGTATCTTTAATTACTGTAGTCATTGCCATATCATAAGCAATTCTAATCTCACTACCTGTGTTATTCATCTTACCTGAACTAACAATACCTGCTAGTGCAGGTTGCCATCTATGTGCAGTTATAATATTTTGGTCAGTAATTTTTTGTAGGTCTATCCAACTACCTTCTTGGTCATCTTTTATAATAGAAACATTTGCAGGTGAAGTATCTCCATTTTTTACAATAAACATTATTTTTCCGTTGTTTCCCTCTCCAACAAATTTTTGTTGTGCTTCTTTAACTAATTTCTTAGCTTCTTCTTCACCCATATCACCACTAATTTCAACTATTGCAGATGGCTGAAATCCGTTTTTAAACTTTGTAAAGTTCCACTTCCCAATTTCATAATCAACTGCGATATGATCTAATGCAGCAACGTAATCAGGTAAACCATAATAAGTAAATGTTGGTTCGTAATCTTTAAAGTGTACAACAAACCTACCAGTTTCAACTCTTGGATATAATGGTATAGTTTTTGTTTTATCTTTTGATGTAGTATATTTATCCCAATTAGGATGAACATAAACTTCTTTCTTGTTTTTAGCTATTCTAACAGTAGTAGAATCTATATGGTATAGATTAACACCACCCTCATAAGCAACACCTTCTAAGTAAGCATTTCCAAAAGTAAAGTAGTCATCTGCTAATTTTTTATAAACTTGTCTTAAAGTTTCTTTATCAGCGTTAACATCTTTTATGTATTTAGCTATGTCTTCGTTATTAGTAATAAACTTAGCTCCACTTGTAAATACAGTCTTTTGTGCTAATACACTTCTATGTGTAGAAGATTTACGTTTTAGCTCTGCTAAATATTGAGGAAATAAGTTATTAGTTCCAAAAGGAATATAGTCAGTAGTAACCCTAGATATATCTTGAGGTTCTTCTATATTCTGAGGAACACTTAAATCAAAAACACCAAACTCAAAAGTATTACTCTTTTGTAGAGTCTGCTTTTTTACTTGACTTTTTCTTGCTGTTAGCTTTTTCTGACTCATCTTTAGTTTTTGTTGTTGATTCTTTAGTAATATATTTTTTTAAACCTGATTCTTCGTAAGCATGAGCTAATTCTTCTTGTGTAGCATTTGCCCAGTCTAATACTCTATCTGAATTTTCACCATAATAAGTCTTTCCTGATGTAATTTGTGCTGTATATTTTGCCATTATTGTATATATTTTAGTGTGTGATAAATCTACATATTTATTGTTACAATCACACATATTAATTAAAAAAAAGATAAATAGGGATTACAAAACCTCAGTTTAGACCTATTGAAATCTTTATTACTTTTACGTTGTAGTTGCTGTTAAACCTGTACTACCAAGAACAACACCAAGTCCTGTAGCAGGATAGTAAGCATTTGGTGCTTCAAATTGTGTGCAAGTTAAAGTAACAGTAACACCATCTTCATCAGAAAAAGCTGCTCCAGTTCCACCTTCTATAGATGCAATTCTTGCCCAAGTTTGACTTCTAGCTTTATTCTCTAAATTACTTAAAGTATCACTAGCACCTATTAACATTCCTTGATAAGCTGCATTAACTCCTATAGTTGCATTTGTATCTACACATAAAACCATTAAACATTTACCTTGCATTTCTTGCAATCGTAAAAACTTATCTTCTGATAATCTAGGTAAATACATAGATACTGTACATTCGTATGTAGTTATATTTTTACCTTCGTTAGTAGCTGCAATTGTTAAAGAAGAACTTTCTATCTTACTTTCGTAAACTCCCCAAACAGCTTCTGTTGCAGTACCTTCAGAATTTACTATTTTAGTAACACTCCAATTACCAGAATGATCAAATGTTACAGTATCTGTTCCAGAAGGAGAGTTCCATTCTCTTATTAAAACATGAGATAAACCACCTGATGCTTGTAAGTCTGTGCAACCTATTGATAATCCACTTTCTATTGACATATTATTATTTTTTTAAATTATTAATTTGTAGTTGCTGAACTTGTATTTCCATCAACATAATAAGTAATTGTACCACTAAATACTCTTGGTAATTCATACTGTTTTGCCATTAATGTTATTGTTAATCCATTATCATCATTGTAAGCAGCTCCAGTACCACCCTCCATTCCAGACATATCTAAATAAGTTTGGTTTCTACTGTTTACTTTGTTGTTTTCATATTTCTCACTTACACCTATAACAAATGCAGTACCATTAGTATCTACTGCAATCCCCATCATACATTGATTAAGCATATTTTGTAACTCATGAAATTTTGCTGTATCCATTTTAGGTAACATAAATGATAAACCACATTCAAAAGCAGTTGAACCATTTTCTTTTGTTGCATTAACAGTTAAAGCAGGAGATTCATTTTTAAACTCATATAAAAACCAAGTAGCTGTTGATCCACCTGTATCTGTTAAACTTGTAATACCATGTGCTGCTGCTGAATTTGCATAAGTTATATCATCTCCAGTTGCCCAACTTCTTAGCAATATGTGTTTTATACCACCTGATGCTTGAACATCAGCACAACCAATTTCTATACCTTTATCTATAGCCATATTATTATTTTTTTATAAATTATTAAAAGGTAAATAAGAGAGAGCTTTTACACTCTCTCTATCTACATTGTTGTTATATTACTAATCCCCATTGAACAAGTGAGTCATACAGATACTGTACACCTAACTTGAAGTAACCTCTAAAGAACATTTTTTCTTCTAAATCATCATAGAATACTTTAAATGATCCTTCTGGGTCTGAAACATCTGAACCAATAATTAAGTTCTCAGTTGCAACGTAACAAGCTCCGTTTGTAAAATCTGTACCTCCTACATCAAATATAGTAGGGTTAGTTGCAGCTAAGATAGTGTCCCACTCATACATTGCAACAACTTGTACTCCTCTAAAACTTACTCTTTGGTAACCATCTACTGTGTTTACAATTCCTAAATCAGCAGAATTACCTTCTAAGTTAGCTAGGTAAGCATTAAAGATTTTAGGAGTTACAAAAAATTTCTTCTCAGAAGAAGGAATTTGCTGTAAGTTTGCAGGAGCTTGGTCATACATTTTTCTTAATAGACCGATAGCTTCACCTGCTAATGGAGCAGCTTCTACACCTAATACAGTAACTCTTGCAGCTACTACAGGAGCTGAAGCACCCATTAATTTCATCCATCCATCAAATGCAGTATAGTTTGTTGTAGTTGAATCACCACCCCAAGCTAATCTTACTACATCAGAACCAATACCTTTAACTGCACGATTTACAATCGCATCAGCTAATTGAGTACCTTCTAGGTTCATTACATCTACACCATTTCTGTACATTTCTTCAATGTAAGTTCCAAAGAACTCATCAGTACATTGCTCTAAAGCAACTCTACATCTACCTGCAGTAATTACTTTATCATCTACGCTAAATTGTGTTGAACCACTAGTCGGTGAACAAGATAAATAAGGTTGTACAATGTTTTTAAGAGCAGCAGAAGTATATACATTCATTTTATGCTTAACATTAGGTATTACCCTGTAGTTACTCATAATATCATCACTTCTAAATACTGGCTCATAAAAGATTTCGTTTAAGTTAGCACCACCATAAGTTGCTGCTATACTATTTAAAGCTACGTTTGCCATTTTTTTTTATTTTTTTTATTATTAATTATTAAATTTTGCTTTAACTCTTTCTGCCATTGCATTGTAAAAACTAAGGTTTGCATCTACACTTTTGTTTTCTACAACTGCAGGATCACCATCTGTACTGATTTCAGTACCTTTAGCATCTGCTTTGCTTAATAAAGTATTTAATCTTTCTATTTCATTAGAAAGTGTTTCGTTTTCTCCTTTAGATGAAGTTAATTCTTCTTCTGCAGAAACGATTTTTGTGTTAAGGTCAGTAACACTTGCTTCAAAAGAAGATAATTTATTTAAAATTTCTTCTTTATCTGAAAGATTTACGTTTACCTCAGTAACAACATCTTTTGATTCTTTATTAGCTCCTTTAACAGTAGCAACAATTTCATCAACTTTATTGTTAAACCAATCTTTTAACTCTTCAGTCATTTTTTTATTATTTATGTTAATATTTAATTTATTCTGTATCTGTTCCGTAGTAATGTTTTTAAACTTAGAAACATCATACTTTGCTGCTACCTTTATAGAATCAGAAATAGTATCAATAAACCCTAAGTCATATGCTTCTTGTGCATTTAACCAAGTTTCTTCATCCATCATTCCAATGATTCTATCGTATAACAATCTTGTTTTCTTTTGATAAATATTAGCAATTTCACCACTAATTTTTTCCAAAACAGATGCAGTCTTTCGCATATCTTCTGCTTCACCCATTGCACCTCCCCAAGCATTGTGTATCATAAAAAGAGAGTTTTCAGCCATAACCACTTCATCAGCAGCTAAAGCTATAACACTTCCCATACTTGCAGCAATTCCTTCAATATATGCTGTCGTTCTATAAGTTCTCTTTTTTATTATATTGTATATAGCCATTCCATCAAATACATCACCACCTATACAGTTGATTCGTAAATTGATTTCTGTGTCTTTATAATCTTTTATTTCATTAATAAAATCTTGTGCAGTAATTCCATAAGCACCAATTTCATCAAACAAATATATGTCTACAACTGAATCAGTTGCTTTTCCTTGTATGTTGTACCATTTTTTGTTCATATGTGCAAAATTAAATCATAAAGTAATTATATCTACCTAATTTCTATACAAAACTTTTAATAGGTTATATTTTCAGATGCTTTAGCTTTTTTCCTGTATTTATAAACTATATTTTGTGCTTGACTTTCACTTACTTCATATTTAATAGATAAGTCCATAAAAGTATGTGTTCTATTACCTTTATTAAATTGTAATCTTCTATCAAAATCTGCTATAATCATATAGTTTCTTAACCTTCTAGGATCAATCATTCCTCTTTCAGTTAAATGTCTTAATATATCTTTTTGTGTAGCAGTTTCACCAAATCTTCTTAAAACCTCTTCACACATTAACTCTAAATAATCATAAACAATATCTACTTTATTAGGTTTTTTAGACATTTTGTGTCCATTTTAAACATATTTTATCCCAAAATTTAATTACAGCTTTTCTGCAATCAGAACAATTTATATCTTGTTTGTGTCTAGGAAATATTTTATGCCATTCATCATATAATATTTGAATTGAATCTGGTTTATGTCTACTATAATTAAAAAGATTATAATTATTTTCTTTAACAACATTTTTAATATACTCTCTATCATCTAAAGTTATTGACTCAGCTATTTCTTCAAAATTCATAAGTTATTTTTAAATTATTACCATTTATTTTCAGGACATTTTCCATACCACTCAGACTTTAAAGATGTTTTTGCATCTAAGAAACAAGAGCATTTAGCACATCTTGAACCTTTATTTATTATAGGTCTTTTAAGCATTAAAAAATTTCTGTAAAAAGTACATTTTTTACAAATAGCTAATCTTTGTAATTTAGTTTTTTTATCAACAAACATATGTTAATTTTTAAATTGTTGCTTCAGCTTCTATAACTGAAACAGTATTTTGTAATGTAGTAATATCAGACTCTACTACTACAACTCTACTTCCTTGCCCCATTGCTCCCATCATACCTGCTTGTCCTGCAGCATTAAATTGTGATTGTGCAAAGGATGGCATATTCATTAATCCACCATCAGCAAATTTAACACCTCCTCCTGCAGAGTTCATAGCAGATAATTGACCTCTAAACATTGCTGTACTACGTTTATTAATTACAGCTTCACCTCCCTCTAATTCTACTACTCTACCACCTACTGCAAACTTCTCTCCTCCTTGTGCATGAGAATTACCATGAACCATACCTCCATTTGCAAAAGTATCAATTACACCACCATCACCAAAACTTTTCATTATTTTTGAAAGTATAGCTAATGTTGCTATTATAGCTATAATATTTAAAGGAAATGGCAATTTTGTTTGACTTGCTGCACCAGAAGCTACTTTTGGTGCAATACTTGCTGTTTCTACTGCTGTATTTACACCTGTTGCAACAGTATTAGCACCAGTAGCAACAGTTTCAGAAGTTGTTGCTACAGTATTAGCAACTTTAGCTTTAGTTCCTAGTATTGTTGCTAAAGTTAATTTTCCTTTAGTTATTTTACTAAGTATTTCTTGCAAACGTAAAAAAGATTCTGCTGCTGCTGCAGCTTGTGTTATTGCTACACCCACCTCTCTTACTTTGTTTAATTTTTGATTTTCTCCTGCAAGTTGTATTAACGCATCTCCTAAATCATCTACATCATCTATTTGGTCTTTTCTTTGTTTTCTAAGTTTTTTTGCAGCATCTTCTTCAGCTTTTGCTACTTTTTCAATTCTATCTAATTCTAAATCTATAATTTTTTCATGAATTTCTCCTGTAGATTTTTTATATAATTCATTAAGACCTAATAAACTAGCAAGATGTTTTTTTTCTGCTTCAAATAATAACAAATCAAATTGTTCTTGAGTTATTTGATTTTCTTTTAATTTTTGTTTTAATAAAATTTTTTCTTCAGTATATAAAATTTCTAAATCTTTTTTTCTTTCTTCAAATTTTTTAATTTTAGCTCTTCTAATTTTTTCATTTTCTATATCTGCATCTAATATAGCTTTTTCTGATCTTAATTTTTCATTTTTAGCTTCTAAATCTTTTATTTCTTCTAAATCTTCAATAGCTATATAAATAGCATCATATTTTTGTAATTGGTTTTCTAACATTTTTTGAGCTTGTGTACCTGTTAAACCAAAAGATTCTGCTTGTTCTTGTAAAAAGGGTAATGTTGCTATTATTGCATCTAAAACATTTTTTCTTTTAACTATTTCTTCATCTAATAATTCTGATCTTGTTTTTATTTGTACTGTTTCATCATTTTTTTGTAATTCATTCATTTCTTTTTGAACTACCTTTACATTATCTAAAGCATCTTTAACAAAATCTTGTGCAATATCTTCTGTAGACCTCCAATTATCTACAACTGTATTTAAAAATTGGGTAAAGCTGTTTGTTATTAATCTTAAAGATTTTGATATATTATTGTTTCCCATTAATATAGCTATTTCAAAACCTTCGTATGCAGATTTAGCTTTTAAAATATCTCCTTGTAAAGTATTAGCCATAATATCAGCCATAGCTTGAGCAGCATCTGTACTATCTTCTAAAGCATTAGTCAAATCTAAAATTCTGTCAGTACCATTAACCATTGTTGCAAAAGCAGCTACTTGCCTTAAATCAACAAGCTCCATCATTTCTGCATTTGACAAACCTTCAGAATTTAATTGTATTAATGCTTTTTCTAAATCTTCAGAGCTGTTTACAGTAAAGCCAAGTTTTTTAGATAAATCTGATGTAGGATCTTGCATTTTTAAAAAAATGTTTCTTAAAGATGTACCTGCAATAGATGCTTCAATACCTGCATCTGTTAATGTACCCATAATTGCAGTTGTAGTTTCTAATGATATATTTGCAGCAGCAGAAATAGGAGCAACTTTAGTCATAGATGTTTGAAACTTTTCTATATCTAATGCTGAACTTGTAAAAGCTACTGCCATAACATCTACTACCCTAGCAGTTTCATTAGCATCTAAAGCAAAACCTCTTACTGCAGCACCTGCTACAATTGCTGCTCTTCCTAAATCACTTTGTGTAGCTGTTGCTAACAAAAGTGTAGCTTCTTGAGCATCTAATATTTCTTGTGTAGAAAAACCTAATTTACCAAAATTTACTTGAAGTTCTGCTACTTGTGATGCAGTAAAGAAAGTAGTTCTACCAAGTTGTTGTGCTGTAACAGTTAGTTTTTGAAAATCTTTATCAGTTGCACCAGTAATAGCTCGAACTTTAGCCATTTCAAATTCAAATTTTGTAAATGTTTTTACAGCACTACTAATTATTTTTGAAATTTGATTAAAAGCAGTTGAAGCTGCTAAAATACCTCCTGTAAGTTTTGCAAATTCTGATGATAAACTTCCTGCACTTTTAGTAGCTTTTTGTGTTTTAGTATTTAAATTTTGTAAATCTTTTTGTCCTTTAACGATTACTTGAACTACTATTTTTTCTGTATTTGTTCCCATAATATTTTAACTTATTTGTGCTGTTGGTTTAAATTTTTTAATTTCTTCTCTTATCATATCTGCTACATCTTCTCCAATAGATTGTGCTAATTCTTGTCCAATTTGATTTGATTTTTCTTTAGCAACAATACCTGCAAAGTTTGATCTTGTTAAAGTATTACCATGTTGCCAATAAATATAATTTTCTTTTCCATTTGCTTTCATATTACCATAAACACCTCTAGCTAATCTTTTATAAACAGCAGTAGCAAAATTTTTATCTAAGCCTTTAGTATTCATCCATCTTACTATGTTTTGTTTGTTTACAGAAAATGCAACTTTAGGGTCATTAACTACTCTCCAATAATCTTTACTTGATGTTATATTTAAGATTAAATTATCACCACTAATTTTTTCTTGTACACCAGTAAAACTTCTGCTTAATTTTCCTGTAGAATAATATTCTTGTAAGAGCAATTGTTGTCTTAATCCTTTAATAATAAGTTTAGAAATTTTATTAAATTCTTTATATGTATTTTTAAAGTTCATTAACTAGGCACTTTATTATCTAAATTTCTTCGCAATACTTTATGTGCATTACCAAATTGATCTGTAGCTACAATAGGTATTAAAAAATCTTGACCACTAATAGTTACAGTCATATATACATATAAACCACTTCTATTTGGTACACCACTATTTGTTATTTCTCCTTTTACTTCAGCCATAGTTAAAATTCATATATATTAAAAGATGTTTCGCTATTTGTCCAACTACCATCATTAGAGTTAACTGTAGGTATAGATGCTGCAAAATCTCCTAAAAGAGGAAATTCAATTAATTCTACTTTTGTAGTAGTATTAGCTTGTGGAGTAAAATCAGATATTTTATTTATTCTCCAATATACACCATCAAGATATATTAACTTTCTAAAATCTAAATTAGCTATATCTTTTATTTTTAAATTAATATTTGCAACTCGTACTCTAGGATTGTATTTATACATTTCAATCATCTGCTTGTAATATGTTTCATATAAACCTTTGCCAGATACATAATCACTATAAGTATCAGTAGAATCATCAAAATCTCTTACATATACATTACCATAGGTTAAAACAGGACTTGTACTATCATCTCTATTAACTGATGTTGCTTGTGGGTATCTATCCGAAATTACATTATCACTTACTACACCTAAATTTGCCACTATTGATCTAGTTGTACCATTCCATAATTGTGCTGTTGCAATTTTACCTGTATCAAATGTTAAACTTGAAGCAGTATAGTTTTTCCAATATAAAAGTCTTGGTAGAAAATCAAAACCTTTTTCTGGTCTAGCATAATCATTTGGAGAAATAAATCCTTTTTCTTGTTTTTCTTCCCATAAACAGGATATATATGGTGGTGTAAAAGAAAATGGTGTAGCATCTAAATCTTTACCATTAAATGTACCTGCAAAGAAAGGGTTTTCAAATGTAGATGTTCCTCTTTCAAATTCATTAGCTAATGTTTCATAATAAGGATATTCATCTAATATTTCTTTAAAATAATCAACACCTCTTTGTCTTACTTTTTCATCTTTGCTGTCTGTTTTATATTTAAATACAATATCTCTTTTTATATCTACGTTTAACCATTTGTCCTGCACTTCTTGACCTATGTCTAATTTACCTGTCCAATCTATAGCTTCAGATAATGGTAAATAAAATGTATCAAATGGTTCTATATAAATTGTTTTAGATGCTTCATCAGATGTAAATTGTAAATTAAAAGCATGAGCAATACCTTTTATAAAGTCTATTTGCTTATAATCTTTATTTATAACATTTTTTAAATCATATGTTTGTCCATATTGAGTATAGTCTGGCTGAAAAGCTATATCATAAATACCATTTCTAGCTTCTATATTAGTATTGTGTTGTGCAAACAATTGATATGTTCCTGTAATAGTACCTGTAAAAGAAGATACACTTGTTACTGGTTGACCTAATACTTTAAGGTGTAATCTAACTTGATCACCTTTATTTAAATATTCGGATATTTCAAATGAAGATATTTCTGCTGTAAAATCTATTCCAGAACCAGAACCTCCACTTCCTGCTGCACCACCTGCAGATAAAGCTAAATCAACTGCTCCTTCTGCAAATCCCAAATCTGACCAATGTGTTTGTCCAACTGTTAATTTTTGTACTTGAACTCTTACATATTTAATTAACAAATCTATATCTGTAAAACTACTACCATTACTCATTAAATTTGAAAAATCTTTAAAATTCATAGACCAATTTTCTAATCTAAAATCATATCTTCCATATTCAGGAGCATACCAAATATCTTGTGCAATATTATAAGATGTACCACCATTTAAAGGTAAATTAAAACCACCATTTGGATTTCCACCACCACTTCCTGCACTTGTACCATAAGGATATATTACTTCATCAAATATTAATGCTTCACCACTTGCAGCAAAAGAAGTTGTTTCGGCACTACCACTATTATTAAAAACTCTAGCAGAATTTGCACTACGATTAGCATTAAACCTACCCTGTAAAGAATAAGCATCATATCTTTCATCAGGATTATTGTATTTAAAATTAGGTAATGAAAAAAGTAACCTTTTAAACATATCTGTTTCTACAAAATTTGAAGATAGTGTGTATTCTGATTGTAAAAATATTTCTTTAAACACATCGTAAACCCATAAACAAGGTCGCCAATCTACTACTGGGTCTGGTGTACCATAATTAAAACCATCTTCATTTGTACCTACATATCCTAATCTATTAGAACCAAAACCTGTTTTGTCATAAGCAGTTTCAAGCAGTTGTATAGTTCTACCTATTCCAGAAGGATTAAAATCTCCATAAGATGTTACAGGATATACAATTGTAATGTCATTAGCTGTTCCATCTTGATTTTTAGATATTGCATTATCTTGAACCCAAGTAGATGTTATACCTGTTTTATTTATTTTTAAATCTTTACCAGTATCTGTGCCTTTTAAATTATCCCAAGCATCACCATCTGTTCCTAAATCTTTTAAAAGTTTTTCACCTATAGCTGTTGCCCATCCTACATTATTACCATAAAAAACACAAGAATAATATTGTGGCTTATCACTTGTTCCAATAGATTTTAGTTGTAACAAACCATCTACAGAATACAAATTATTTATTAATATTCTACATGGTTTTTTATTAGAAATATTATTAGAGCTTGTTGAATTTACAACGTAAATACTTTTATATAATTGATTGTTGTTTTTTGTTGCAGGTATTTTAAAAGTTTTACTAAAACTACCTTTACGAGAATTTATATCTCTAATGTCAGAAATAGAAAAAGTTAAAGAAAGAGGAAACTCAGAATGTGAAGAAACTTCTAAATTACCTACAACACTTTTATTCCAATTTAATGTAGAGCCATCATAAACGTAATCTAATAATTCAATTGTAATATTTGACATTAGTTTCTTTGTGTTTGTACTTTATGCGATAATGTATATTCAATATTAAACTTAACTAAACCTGCTTCTTGATTGACAGTTTCAACATCACTATTTGTAATTAATACAGGTATATATTCTTTTGTTGATGGTCTTTGATATGGATTTACATCATTACCTCTTGCAGTAGCATCAGTATTCATTTCTATCCATACATTTGGTGAAGTCATAATCTCCTCTAACCATTTAGCTGTGTCTTGATTTAATGGTTCAGTATATACACTATTGTTTCTTTGTGAATTTACATTCAAAACTTCTCTACCACCCTTGTAAAGATTACCACCTCTCATAGTGTTAGATATATAACCACTATCTGGTATAGATGATCCATCACCATTATTAGGTGATTGATACCAAGTTCTATCTGCACTTTTTGTTTCAATAGTATCTCTGTTTACAGATATGCTTTCTAGCACATTTCTTTTTGCAGTATAACTATCAACTGCACCCATTCTGTTAAGCCAATGAAATCTTACAAAATTATATGGTATTTTTTGATTTTCTCTATCAACTCTGTACCATCTATATTCAGTCATTCTTTCAGGTGTGCTTGAAACTCTGTCAAACCATAAACTTATTTTATAAAAATCTGTAGATGCAGTAATTGTATCTCCAGTATAAGTAGTGCCATCAGCATCTTTTGGATTATTATTTAAATAATCTATAGATACATTTTGTACACACATTTTATTTTGTTGTACATAATAGCTTGATGAATCATATTGTAAATTGCTTGAAAAATCATCTACATAAAAAGTGTTTCCATCAGATGTTTCTACTTTTAAATTTACTCTTTCAACTAATGTAGAATCACCTACTCTTGCAAGTCTTATATAAAAATATAACCATTCTGCTTGTTCATCTGTTCTAGTTTGTTTTACTAAAGAAGGTTTATTTGCAGAACTATTATTATTGTTTGGACAATAGCTTAAAAACCCTCCATCACCACTACCAATTAAAAATCTACTAAATAACCAAACTTCATCTTGTTCGTATTGATGAACTGAATTTATAATTGTTATTGGAGTAAAAGTAATTGTATTTGTTGCCTCAACTACTAAACCTGTACTTAAAATTATTTCTGGTTTTGCTACAACCTTAATATATCTATAACTACCATTTGGAGTTATATTCCACAAACTTACACTTGCAGGTGCAACAGGAGATGTAGTAACATTATCTTGTACTGATTGTCCTCCATTCATACCTCCCCATTGAGAATTTTGCCAAGTACCTTTATTAATAGGCACTAAACTATATGATAATAAATCTTGACAAATTTGACTAATATCTACAGTAAATCTTTGACCTCCTAAAATAGAGTTACTATTATATTGCTTATTAACTATATCTCTAGATTTTTTTATTTTAGCAACTAAATCCCAATTGTTTAAATTATTAGGATAACCATTTGGTTCTTCGTATTGTGTGGTAGCATAAACATAAAAAACCATATTTATAATATCACCAGTTTGAGTATTTCCTGTACCTGTGCCATTTGCTTTAGAAGGTACAGTAGCTTCATTTAAACCTGCAGAAGGATTTGCCCATTTGACTTGGTATCTTTTTTGTACATTAGCACTAACCAGATAATTTGACCTCCATTCAACACTTAAATCTTTAGCACTATTTGTAAATGATACTGGAGCAAATGAATCAGATATATTTCCATTTATTGTATAAGCCATAATTAATAAATTTTAAATTTGTTATTTAAATAAGATTTTACATTAGCAATTTCAACATCATTTAAAACAGCATTATAAATTATAAATTCTTGTATATTACCTCCCAAATAAATACTAGAATTAGATCCTATATCATATGTGGTTTGATTAAATGTTGCATTATGGTCATAAGCAGATTCTTGTACATTTGCAGATAAAGAACTGCCTAATGTATCATAATCAACATATAAATGCTTATTATGTAACTTATATGTTCCTATATGATATTCAGAAGCATCTGAACCTGCTAAATCTACACTTATATTGGTTGTGCCATCACTAACTGATGCTTTTAATTGTGAAGTAGCTGAATAACCTAATTTAATAGATTTACCACTATCTTCATAAGTCATTAGCTCAC